CTGAACGTGAAGTAGTTATTGCCGTCCGAGCACGTCGCGCAGATGCGCTTCCAGGGCTCGCCGTTCTTGTCGCCCGACTTCGAGGTCACGCGCTCGATCGACACGTTGGCCACGTTGGCCGGCTCGGCCTGCTCGTTGACCTGAGGCGCGACCTCGACGTCGACGGTGTGCGGTGGCTCGTCGTCTGGAGGCTGCGGTCCTGGGGCCTCCTGGGGCGTCGGAGCTGGCTGCTGCCGGCGCCTGGGCAGAGCCACTCGCGGCGCGTCCTCGGGGTTGTCCGCCTGCTCCATCTCCATGTCGGAGTACAGACCCGACAGCTCCTGCGGGAAGGCCTTGCGTAGCGCCAGGGCCTCGGCGCACTTCGACAGCATGCCGGCCGGGTCGTGCTTCCACCGGCCCTGGATCTCACCGCTACCCCTGACCTGCACGTAGCCCGACCAGTGAGCCACGCCGTACGTCGGCTCGCGGTGGTTGGCTCGGTACACGCCGACCCGAGCTGCGTGCGGGTTGGTGTCGGCGGTCCAGACGTCGACCCAGTGCCCGTCCTCACCGCACCACTGCGGCTCGGTCTGTCCCTCGTACTCACCGCTGCGCTCGGCGACCAGACGGTAGCCGTCGATGCCGGTCTGGATGACGAGGTACTCCTCCCACTGGTTGTTGCGCTTGCGCCGGCGCATCACGCCGTGGATCTGCTTGGTGAACGGATCCAGGCGTGTCCGGTTACAGACGGCGACGAAGAGCTTCAGCTCACCGTCGCTTGCACCGGGGCAGATCTGCGTCTTGATCAACTGCATCTGCTCCGCGGTGTGGACCAGGTCGGTCGTGCCGCCTGGTACTGTCGCGATTTCGTTCCTGCTCATCTATCCCTCCCGCGCTTCTCGTGCGCCTTTGCGAGGATGATCCGCGCGACGTTCGACACCGTGCGGTCCTCGTCCTGTGCCACCTTCGTCAACCATGTGGCGATGCTCTCGGGCACGACCACCTGGATCTTGACGTTGCCCTCCTCCATCACTTCACCTCCTTGTACGTGACCGTGGACTGCTCGCGATCGATCAGCCACTGCATGTCGCGCCGGTGCGTCACCGACTGACGCCACAGCAACACAGCCGTGCAGACGAGCTGCACGACGCCGAGTAGGATCAAGGCCACGTGTCCGCGGCCGAGCTGCACGAGCCCCTCGCCGAGATGCAGATGACCTTGCGATAGAGATTCCCACATCAGATTGTCTCCTCCTCCAACAGCCAGGTCTGGATCCTGAGCGCCAGGCGCAGGTACCGGACCTCGGCCTCGTATTCGTTGACGATCATGCGCAGGCCGACGGCGATCCGTACGGCCCGCATCTCCTGCTCCCAGAGGTACGCCACCGGGCACCAGCTCATATCTGGTCTCCTTCCTCGCGGCGCAGGTCGGCGACAGCGTCGCGGTAGCAGGCGACGCGGGACTGCAGCCGGCGCCTTGCCCTGTTGACCTCCAGCCACTCCTCGGGGTCACCGTACGGGTCCAGACTGAGGCCCTGGATGACGGTCTCGATCTCGCTCGCGAACATCGAGTCCATCCCCGAGGGGAACGTAACGACGGGGCCGTCGCCCATGTCGACATGGCCGCACCTGGTGCAGGCGACGCGCGGCAACTCGATGCCACAGGTCTTACAGATCGCCATCAGTCCCACCCGTCGTGGCCGCAGTAGAACGTGTCCAGCTCGGCGGCGCCGCGAGGCTTGAAGCCGCCGTTCTTGCAGACGGTCGCGTTGTTGCTGATGCGCACGCTCGGGTCGACCTTGCAGTGCGCGACCATGTGCTTGCCGCAGACGCACCGCTCGCGGGAGTCGGGCGACTGCGGGCCGAGGTAGTCGAAGAACGGTAGCTCCGGGCTCGACGGCTTGATCGTGCCGCACGAGCAGCGTGCCTCGCGACCGGCGAGCGACACCGTCGGCGCCCACAGCCTGTGCATCATGGCCTCGTTCGTCTTCGTCATCACACCCTCCTACAGGTAGATCTTGGTGAGCTTGTCGCGATAGTCGGCGACGACTTCCTTGCGAGTGATCTCCAGCCAGCAACGCGCGACCTGGCCGAACTTCTTCTTGCCGTGGCTCGACGACGCGGCGTTCTCGTCCTCGAACATGCGCTTGCGCGACTCGATGCCGAGGTGGACCGTCAGCTCCAGCGCGCTGTCGTCGAGGCCCAGCTCGGAGACCTTGCGCATGATGTGCTGCCGGATCACCGGGATCATGCCGTGAGCGTTCGGGCAGTACACCCGGCACCCGACCACGGGGATGTCCGCGAAGCCGATCGAGGCGAAGCCGACCTCGCCCATCCGGTACGGCAGCCGCGTGCCCCAGTGGATGTTCTGCGAGCTGGAGATCTCGCGCAGCCGGCGATCGACCTCGGGCTCGTGTCTACTGATCTTGCTCATCGCTCTCCTCCTCCCAGGCCACCGTCGGTCGGAGCTGCTTGATGAAGGTGACCGCGTCACCCTCGTGGACGTGCTCCAGGCACTGGCGCTTGGCGTGCCCGGCGTTGGGTGCGTAGCAGTGGTACGTCACCTTCTTGATCGTCGCGCGGTACCTGGTCGGCGCCTGCGCGACGGTGACTGCGAACATCGGCAGGTCGGTCGCGCGCGTGATCACGATGCCCTCGCCCCGGCGACCGCGCGCGATCACGTTGCCCTGCACCTGGTGCGGGTTGTCGCCGTTGAACTTGCACAGCGTCACGCGACCAGTCGACACGCCGGCCGCCACCAGCAGCGCGTGCTTGGCGAGCAGCTTGGCGGGATCGAAGCTTCGGAGATTCTTCCAGGCCATCACATCACCTCGTTCTGCATCTGCCACAACCGCTCGATCTCACGCTCCATGCGTTCGAGCCGCGGCGTGTCGTGAATCCTCAGTGCATGCCGGCGCAGCTTGTTGGCCACGCGCAGCGCCTCGGCCAAGGCCTCCTTGTACTCGCGGATCGTCGGCGCGGCCGAGCTGGCGACGTTGGTGCAGCACCGATCGCAGAGCAGGCGCGGGGTGTCCTCGCCACCCAGTTCGGTGTGGGTCGCCATGCCGCCGCAGCTCACGCAGGCCGGTCGCCCAGGGTTGATCTCGTCGATGACCATTAGTTCACTCCTTGCCGCCACAGGTTGCGGTGGCGGATCTCGCGGGCACTCGGGAACATCTTGCGGAGAACGCGACGGCCGTGGCGGATCGCGGCCGACTTGCTGTCGTCGTCCAGGTCGCGGACGGTCTGGACGTGCTCGCGCCCGTTGCGGAACGTGATCTTGTAGCTGGACTTGAACATCAGATCACCCCCTCCTCGATCTCCATGTCGCGGTCGAGATCGATGTACGCATGGCGCTGCTGCGCCGGGTTGAAGCACCACATCAGCCGGCGGCCGGCGCGATCGAGGAAGGGCGTCTCCTGCCCGCCGTTCGCCGGCAGCCAGTGGTCGTCGCCCTCGCTCATCATCCTGATGCAGACCAGGGCTGCGGCCTCAGTCGCGAAGTCATGCTCGGCGTCGTAGCTGCCGTCGACCTTGACTGCCCAGCGATCGCTGCCGTCGTAGTCCGATGTGTACCGCTCGATCTCGCGCATTACGCCACCTCCTCGATGATGGTCTGCTCGGCGATCGACAACAGACCCTTGTCCTCGCAGTACCGGCGCCAGGAGCCGTAGCGGGCGCCGTGCTCGTCCTTCTCGTTGCCCTTGTGCATCCAGATGCCGGGCTCGTGCTTGCCGCCCGTGACCTTGCCGTGCTCGCTGCGGCAGCAGCGGTCCTCGATCTCGATGACCTTCAGCAGGTTGTGCGGCTCGTTGTTCGCGAGCCAGGTGACCTCGTCAGCCTTCATCGCCGGGCAGCCCACGCAGCTCGACTTCATCGGCACCGGCAGGCCGTTGCGCGTCACGACGTCTTCGAGATCCTGGCGCGCCCAGCCCCAGGTGCGCAGCGGGTAGCACCAGTCGAAGATGTGCGGCTCGTGCGAGCGGCACTTGTGACCGCGGTGCATCTCAGCGCAGTCGTAGCCGATGACCTTGGTGATCGTCAGGCCGGCGTCCCAGGCGCGATGCGCGACGTCCCAGCGGCGTGCCCAGTCTTCCTGCGGCTGCTGCTTGTACTTGATCGAGCACGTCGCGTTCGACTGGTTGCCGCCGCCGTAGCAGAAGCTCCAGAGGTGACCCGTCGCGTACGCCTGACTCGGGAGGTCGGTGTAGGCCTGGCCGGTGCGCGGGTCGGTGCGCGAGGCCTCGGTCGTCTGGTAGCTCACCACCGTGATCGAGGGGAAGCCCACGCTCTTGCACCAGGTCTGCATCGTCGCGAGGTAGCGGTACGTCGCGTCCTTCTCGAAGCCCGTGTCGGCGAACAGGATCGCGTCAGGCCGCACACCGTTCTCGAACAGGCCGCAGAGCACCGCGGTCGAGTCGAGACCGGCGCCGTAGCTCACCACGATCGGGTGGCCGGCGGCCTGCTTCGCGCGCATCGTCTCGACGTCGATCGGGTTGCAGTCGACCATCCCCTTCGAGGTCTTGATCGGGTACTTGCCGGTCGGCGTGAGCTTGGTGCCACCGTCGGTCGTGTTGGTCGGCGGCTTGGGGTCGCGCTCCTTCTTGAGCGCCGCAGCCACGTCGCCGATCGCGAAGTCGGCCTTGAAGGTGTGACCGATCTCAGCCTCGACCGCAGCGTACTCGTCGAGCAGCTCGGGGTTCGCGCGGCCGGCGATCTTCAGCGCGTGCTCGGGAGCGAAGATGCAGAACACGCAGGACAGCCGCGGCATCCCGAGGTCGTAGGCCGAGTGGTACTCAAGACCCTCGTTCGAGATCAGCGTCCAGACGTGCTCCTCGCGCCAGTCGATGATCGGGTTCCAGGTGTCCACCGTCCGCGACTTCGTCGAGCCCAGCGTGCGAGCCGCGAAGCTCGGATACTTGGCGCGAGCCCGGCTCTCCTCCCGGCGGAACCCGAAGACGTTCAGCACGTTGACCTGGGCCTGGCGAGTCACGCTGCGAAGCTCGCGATCGAGCGCGGTGACCACGCGGCCGCAGGGCGTGCGCTTGAACTCTGACGTACACCAGCGCGAGCCCGAGCTGGGCCACATCCCGCGGCGCTGTGCGTACTCAAGGATGCTCTCGCCGTTGAACCGCTGCGTGACCTCGAAGCGGAGCCCGTAGCGCTCGGCCTGGCGGCGGGCCAGAGCCTCAACACCCTTCCACTCGCAGCGGCCCAGGTTCGCGTGGACCACCACGATGCGGTCGCGGGGGAAGCTCTGTCGGTCGGCCTCGGCGACCAGCATGTGCAGCGCGGCTTCGCTGTCTTTGCCGGCCGAGCTGTTCACCAGGATCCAGTCGTAGCTGCTGAGGTCGGGAGTCATCGGTTCAGCTCGGCGACGGCGGCGTCGATGTCAGCCTGCTGGTCGCTCGTCCTGATGATGCGGGTGCGCTCGCCAGTGTTGCCGTCGAGGTAGCTGTCTCGCTCAGCCTCAACCTCTTCACGGTCGTAGTCGCCGAACTCGACGCCCCAGGCGCCATTGCTATGGATCAAGAGCGAGTAGTAGCGGTGCTTCATCGTGTTCTCCCTCGGCGTGTTGTCGGTCATCACATGGAGAGTATACGGCACTCCCGAGGATTCTGCAAGACTCACCAGGCGGGAAAGTGGACAAGGTCGGTCCAGAGACGCCACCGAGCGCCACCTGGTAGGCTGTGCCCAGGAGGTGATGACATGGACCGCCGAACCCTCATCAAGACCCTGCTCGGGCTGCCGGCCGGTGTCGCCGCGGCCAGCCTGGGCATCAAGGCCGCCGCCCCGGTGTCGGCGCTGTACTCCAAGCCCCGGCCATGGTTCAAGCTCACGGTGCCGACCAAGCTACCGCCGATCGCCTGGCGCAAGCTGAAGCCGTGAACTGCCCGAGGTGTAGCTCGTACGTCGTCGTCGGGTGGCCGTGGTGCGAGAGCTGTCTGGTCAAGCTCGACTGGCCAGGAGACGGCACGGTGCTCAGCGGGAAGCCGTCTGCGGTCAAGGACGTCCAGCGACTGTGCGAGCTGATCAGGATCTACCAACCTTCGATCTGCGCCGGCAAGCCCGACCTCGATGAGATCGATGAGCTGCTCGGGAGGCTCGAACGATGAGGACGATCGACCTAGCTCGTCGGTTCACCCGCCAGCTCCTCGGCCGGCACTACCTCCAGCACGGCACGGTGTTCCACCCGATCGAGCTGTCCGAGGCCGACAGCCGGTTCCTGGAGCTGCGCCGGCAGGCTCGGGAAGACCTAATCGAGCATCATCTCAAGGTCACCCGCGAGCACCTCGTGAGGCCTGGACGAGGGAAGACGAGGGAACGATGAGGGAACGGTTGAGGGAAGTGGGTCAACGAGGGAAGTCGACGAGGGAAGTGACGTACCCCCCTAAGAGGGGGGTACCCCCAAGACTTCCTTCGTCAATCCAAGAACAAGGGAATCATCAGGGAACTGACCCACCCCCAGGGCGGGCTCCCTTGGAGTACGCCCGCCTGGGAGGTCTGAGGGCTGCGCAAGCTCGACGAGGGAAGTCATGCCACTGAAGACCAGCTCGAAGGACGAGACCTGCACCAGGTGCCAGCGGACCATCCCAGCTCGGGAGCACCACCGCGGACCCAGCTCGATCCCGAACCACGACCAGGTGCCGATCGAGTGCTGGAGCTGTGCCAGCTCCAACCATCCAGCCGGCCCGACTTTCGTACCCTGTCAGGACGAGCCGACCTGTGGTACGGCGGCTGCCGTGGTGGCTGGAGACGAGGCCGCCCGAGAGCGTGCCGAGCAGCCGGCCAAGCCGAGCTGGGCTCGACGTCGACCCGCCCGGCGCGCCCAGGCCAAGCTCTGGTAGACTGATCGCGCACGTGCTCCTCTCGGCGGGGGAGACGTCATCACCGCTCCCGAGGTTGGTGCTCATCCGGCCTCGGGAGCAACCTTCTCCAGCTCCAGACCCACCTCGATCGAGGCCTACCTCGGTGTGTCAGGATTGACACACCTCGAGATAGTGTGTCAGATTAGACACACCCCCGAGGAGCCGATGGCCAAGGCCTGCCCGCACTGCAGCGTCAAGCACCGCCCGGCGAACGAGAAGGAGAAGCGCTGGGCGGACGAGTACATCGTCGACCTCAACGCGAGCCGCGCCACCGTCGCTGTCGGCTACTCCAGGAAGTCACCCAAGACCCAGGGCTACCAGATCCTCCAGCGGCCGCCGGTGTGCTGCCTGGTGCGGCAGCTCAAGCTCAAGCAGTCGGTGCGCACCCAGATCAGAGCGGACGAGGTGCTCGGTGGGATCCACGACGCTGCTCGCTTCGACCTGGGTGTGCTCTTCGACATCAACGGCGACCTGCTGCCGATCCTGAGCTGGCCCGAGTGGGCCAGGCGGGTCGTGGCGTCGATCGAGATCGAGCCGGGCGGGACCAAGAAGGTCAAGCTCCCCGATCGGCTGCGAGCGTACGAGCTTCTCGGCCGGCACCTGAAGCTGTTCACCGACGTGCTGCACCACACCGGCGAGCTGACGCTGCGCGAGCGGATGGCTCGCGGCCGACGCAAGGCCAAGGACGAGGAGAAGGACTGATGCGTGAGTGGATGGAGAACATGATCGTCGGCCTGGCCTTCGTCGTGCTGATCGTGGTGATGGTGCTGGCCGTGGCCACCGACCTGGGAGCGAGCTGATGGCGACGAAGAAGGAGATGATGCTCGTCGCGCTGGGGACGCACGTGATCGAGGAGCACGACGGCGAGCTACGCATCCCGGTCCGCGGCAAGGGGCTCATGGACATCGACGCTGAACTGAACGGCGGCGACATCGTCATCAAGGCCAAGATCTCCAGCGACGACCTGGTGCTGCCGAATGGGCACTCGGGTCTGGAGCTGAACTGATGGGCGGGCCGGCTGCGCCTCCATCTCACAGCGTGCGGCCACAGGCCGCCGCCAACACCGCAGCTCGACGCAAGAAGGGCGAGCTGGTCCACGTCAAGGGCACGGGCGTTGAGGTCCGCCGGCCTGGGAGCATGGCCTGGGAGCCCGTGCCGGCCGACGGGATGACGATGCACCAGGGCGGCGCGGTGCGCGTGAAGAAGGACGGCTCGGGCACGGTCGAGAGCGAGAGCCGCGGTGTGCAGGCGATCAAGCCAGGCACGCTCGCCGAGCTACCGCAACTCCAGCGGCGCGACCTACCACCGGCGCTGGGCGCCAGACCTTCGAGGTATCGATCGAGGGTGGTGAAGTGAACCAGGCGGCCGCGGTAGTAGACGAGCAGCTATCGGACAACGAGCGGCTGCTCGAAGCGATCGGGGCGTTCTTCCGCAACCCGCTCGGCTACATCTACTACACCTGGGAGTGGGGCGAGCAGCCGGCGCTGCGGGTGTGCAAGACACCGAAGCTCTGGCGCGATCGACTGGTCGACGAGATGGGCTTCACGCCCGAGCGCACCGAGTACGGGATCGATGAGTGGTTCTGCCACTTCATCGACGACCTGGAGAGCGCGATCAAGAACCGCGGCTTCAACCCGGACCTGCCGGCGACGGTGATGCCGGTCGAGATGGCGACGAGGTCTGGGCACGGCATCGGCAAGAGCGCCGGTGTGGGGATCCTCTCCTCGTTCCTGCTCGACACCAGGCCGGGGGCGCGCGGGATGATCACGGCCAACACCGGGCCGCAGCTCTTCACCAAGACCTGGCCCCAGGTGAAGAAGTGGAAGACGACCGCGATCACGGCGCACTGGTGGCGCGTGCTGGAGTCGAGGATCGTCCACGTCTTCGGCGAGAGTCACGGGTCGCTCGACGCGGTGACGTGGAAGAAGGAGGCCTCGGAGGCCTTCGCCGGTCAGCACGCTGTCGACGCCAGCTCGTTCTACATCTTCGACGAGGCGAGCGCGATCGCCGACCCGATCTGGGAGGTGTCCCGTGGCGGTCTGACCGATGGAGAGCCGTTCCACTTCAGTTTCGGTAACCCGACGCGGAACACGGGCGAGTTCCACAAGTGCTTCGGGCGCCGGCGCGCGCAGGTGCTGACCAGGGAGGTCGACTCGCGCGACGTGCAGATCACCAACAAGGAGCTGTTCGCGCAGTGGATCGAGGAGTACGGGCTGCACTCGGACTTCGTCAGGGTGCGCGTACTCGGCAAGGAGCCGAAGGCCGGCGAGCAGCAGCTCATCCCCGTCGACCTGGTCGAGAAGGCGATGTCGCGCGACATCCCCATGGTCGAAGACGACGAGCCGATCGTGATGAGCATCGACTGCGCGCGGTCGCCGCTCGGTGACGAGTCGGTCATCTTCGTTCGACGCGGGCTCGACGCGCGGACCTTCGGGATGCGCTGCTTCCGCGGGAAGGACACGCACCAGCTCGCGAGCTTGGCGGCGTCCTGGTGCAACGACCTGCAGGAGATCGGGCACCCGGTCGACATCATCCTGGTGGACGGCGGTGGCCTGGGCGCCGGCACACTCGATCGACTGACGCACCTGGGCTTCCCGACGGTCGAGGTGCTGTTCGGCGGCAAGGCGGACAACGAGACGCGGTTCAAGCAGAAGGACGCGGAGATGTGGTCGCGCGCGCTGGCCTGGCTCAAGCTCGGCGGCGCACTGCCCGACGACCCGCAGCTCGAAGAGCAGCTCTGCGCACGGCCGCACGATCACACCGACGACAACCGTCTGTACCTGTGGCCGAAGGATAAGTGCAAGGAAGATCTCGGTATCGAGAGCCCCGATCGCGCGGATGCGTTCTGCGCGGGGTTCGCATTCTTCGCCGCACGCAAGGCCAGGATCGGCCGCGGCAACGTCCAGGCCGGCAGGTGTGTCACCGCCGCCGAGCCAGACTTCTGAGGAGGGAGTCATGCAGACACCGACCGTAGGCAGGATCGTCAACTTCTACCCGGTGGACAACCCGGTAGCTCGCGCGGCGATCGTCGTCGACGTCCACTCCGACACGTGCGTGAGCTTGCAGGTCTTCGGCCGGATCGGCGACGTCGAGGTGCAGCAGGTCACGTCGGTCCTTCGAGAGGACCAGGCCGGGGCCACGCCCGAGGCGAGGCTGGCGGTGCCGCGCTGGCAGTGGCCGCAGATCAAGGTCCACATGCCGGGGGCGTCCGATGGGTAGTCCGAGCGTACCGAAGGCGCCGCCGCCACCGCCCCCGCCACCGACTCCGGTCGACGAGGGCATGCGCCGGCGTCGTCGTCTGTCACGCAGCCGCCGCAGGCAGGGCCGGCTGTCAACGATCTTCACCTCGCCCACTGGCATCGTGAGCCGAGGCGCGATCGCAGCACCGTCGCTGCTCGGCGGTGGCGTCGTTGGCGGTGGCGGTGGAGGAGCCTGAACCATGGAGCAGCTCGGTCCTGACACGACACGTGTCTCGCACTACCTGCGTCGCCTGGAGCTGATGCGCCAGGAGCGATCGACGTGGCGCGACCACTGGCGCGACATCGCCGATCACCTGCTCCCTCGTCGCGCGCGGTTCGACCCATCCGATCGGTGGCGATCGGGGTCGAAGAAGAACCAGAAGATCGTGAACAACACCGGGACGCGCGCGCTGCGCATCCTGGCCTCGGGGATGATGGCCGGCATCACCTCGCCGGCGCGGCCGTGGTTCAGGCTGCGCACCAGTAACCCCAGGCTCAATCGCAACCGGCGAGTGAAGCAGTGGTTGGCCGAGGTCGAGCGCATCATGCTGGAGGTGTTCGCCAGGTCGAACGTCTACAACGCGCTGGCCAACACGTACCTCGACATCGGCAGCTACGGCACGGCATCGATGTACCTGGAGTCGCACCCGCGCGACGTGATGCGTGCTCACGTGATGCCGATCGGCTCGTACTTCCTCGGGCAGGACCACCACTACCGGATCAACAGCGTCTACCGAGAGACGACCCTCACAGTCGAGCAGGCGGTGCGGCGCTTCGGCTACGAGAACGTCACGCAGCATGTGCGGACGCTGCACGACCAGCATCAACTCGACACGTGGATCGAGTACATCCACGCGATCGAGCCCAACGACGACCTGCGGTACGGGCAGATGGACGCCTCTGGGATGAAGTGGCGCTCGGTCTGGATCGAGTACGGCGGGCACGTTGGGCACGGCCAGGCCAAGACCGATGCGGGTGGTGGAGACGACGACAAGATCGCGGCAATCGGAGGCTTCCAGGAGTTCCCGGCAATGTGTCCCCGCTGGATGGTCACAGGGGAGGACGTGTACGGCAACAGCCCTGGCATGGACGCGCTCGGCGACATCAGAGCCTTGCAGCACATGGAGCGCAAGCGCGCCCTGGCGCTGGACAAGATTGTCAACCCCCCGATGGTCGGCCCTGGGGCGCTGCGGGCGCAGCGCACCTCTCTGCTCGCCGGGGACGTCACGTATCTGGACGGGCAGGGGGGCCGCAACAAGTTCGAGCCTGCCCACGTCATCGACTCGCGAGTCACGCTGCTGTCGGAGGAGCTGAACCGACACGAGGAGCGGATCAGCGCAGCGTTCTACGCCGACCTGTTCCTGATGCTGGCGAGCGCCGGCTCGTCGAACATGACGGCACGCGAGGTCGAGGAGCGGCACGAGGAGAAGATGCTGCAGCTCGGCCCCACGCTGGAGCGACTGCAGGACGAGCTACTCGACCCACTGATCGATCGAGCGTACGGGATCCTGTTCCGCGCCGGCATGCTGCCCGAGCCACCCGACGAGCTGCTCGATGAGGACACGCGTCCCGAGTACATCTCGATCCTGGCCCAGGCGCAGAAGCTGATCGCGATCGTCGGGATCGAGCGGCTGTCCAACTACGTGGTCGGGATGGCCGAGGCGTTCCCCGAGGTGCGCGACAAGTTCGACCCGGACAAGGCCGTCGACGAGATCGCCGACATGATCGGCACCGCTCCCGAGCTGGTGCGCACCGACGAGGTCGTCGCCGAGCTGCGCGACCAGCGTGCGCAGCAGCAGCAGATGACGGCCGACCGCGCGAAGGCCGCGAAGGACGGCACCCAGGCGGTGAAGAACATGGGCGAGGCGGTCAACGACAACCCAGCACTGGCTCAGATGATGTCGGCGATGGGCGCCGGCGGCGTGATCGAGCGCGGAGGAGCAGAGCCCAGTGGCGCCGCGTAGGACAGCCGGAACAGACGACCCGCAGCGACAGGCCGAGCTGCGCAAGGACGAGAAGAAGGCCGCAGCTCAGGTAGCTCTCGACCTGCGCGCGGTGCTCGACCTCCCGCAAGGGCGGCGCGTGTTGTACCGAGTTCTCGAACTGTGCGGCACCGGCACGCTGATGGACAACCCGGTCGTGTTCAAGCCTGACGGCCGTGGCACCGATGCGCTCGCGACGTTCGGCAAGCTCGGGCAACTCACGATCGGCGAGCAGCTCAAGATGGACTGGCTCGCGCTCTGCCCCCAGCACTACGAGCAGATGATGACCGAAGGGATGCGCGAGCACTACGAGGCAGACCGCGCACATGAACGCGACAAGGATCGCGGCGAACAGGAGGATAGGGATGAGAGCGATCGTTACTGAGTGGCTGCACAGGATCCTGCACCAGGCCGACGGCGCCGAGGGAGGTGGAGGCGGCGATGGTGCCGCGGGGTCAGCCGAGGGCGGCAGTGCGGAGGGGACCGGTTCTGGCGAGGGAAACGCTGGCGAGGGCGCTGGTGGCGACGGCTCATCGGACGGCTCTGGCGGAACCGGCGAAGGCGGCGACTCGCTCCTAACCGGCGGCGACGCTGGTGAGGGTGGCGACACCCTACTTACTGGCGGCAAAGACGAAGGAGGCGCGGGCGGCGAGGGGAAACCCGAAGACGGCGCTGGCGCACCGGAGTCATACACCGACTTCACCGTGCCCACTGGTACGCAGATCAGCGAGGAGCAGCTCGCTGCGTTCACCCCGGTAGCCAAGGAACTGGGGCTCACGCAGGAGCAGGCGCAGAAGCTCGTCGATCTACAGATGGGCGAGGTGGACAGACAGCAGGCGGCCAGAGACGCGGACATCGCGGGCTGGCTGACAGAACTGAAGGCCGACAAGGATGTCGGTGGCGCAGCGTTCGGCGACAACGTCAAGAAGGCATCCGAGTTCCTGCGTCGGGCATCCGGCGAAGGCTTCGGCGAGCTGAAGGACGTGCTCGAACAGAGCGGGCTCGGCAACCACCCGGCGGTCTTCAAGTTCATTCTCAACATGGCCAACGTAACGAGCGAGGACTCGTTCAGTGGCCCCGGTCGCAAGGGTGCGGATGGCAGTGAGAAGTCTCAACTGAAGAAGCAGTACCCGACGATGCCCGACAGCGCGTTCGGGTAGCGACCGGTAACAACTGGAGGACTGATAAGTGGCAGCAATCGGCACAGGAAATCCGACCCTCCTCGACCAAATCAAGCGCACCGACCCGGATGGGTCGATCGCCAACATCGTCGAGGCGCTCACCGAGCGAAACCCCATCCTGATGGACGCGACGGCCATGGAGGGCAACCTGCCCACCGGGCACCGCGTCACCATCAGGGACGGCCTGCCGGCCGTCGGCTGGCGCATGCTCAACCAGGGCATCACGTCCAGCAAGTCCACCACGATCCAGGTCGACGAATCCTGCGGCCTGCTCGAAGGTCGCTCGGTGGTCGACTGCGAGCTGGCGAAGCTCAACGGCAACGAGGCGGCCTTCCGCGCCTCCGAGGACCGCAGCTTCCTGCAGGCGCTCAACAACGAGGCGGCCTCCGCGATCTTCTTCGCCTCCACCAAGACCGACCCCGAGAAGATCCTCGGGTTCGCGCCGCGGTACAAGGCGCTGACGGCGGACACCAACAGCTCGCACGTCATCGACTCCGCGGCCGGAACGGGGACGGGCGTCGACATGTCCTCGATCTGGTTCATCACCTGGGGACCGGACACCGCCTACCTGATCTACCCCAAGGGTAGCCAGGCCGGCATCACGTCCGAGGATCTCGGCAAGGAGTACGAGGACGAGGGCGGGGCCACGCCGCCTCGCAAGTACCTCGCCTGGCGCACGCACTGGTGCTGGCGCCTGGGACTCTGCGTCAAGGACTGGCGCTACCACGTTCGCATCGCGAACATCGACTCGGACACGGCCTCGTCCGAGACCGAGCTGATCGACGCGATGATCGAGGGCTACAACAAGATCTACGACATGAACAGTGGTCGGACGGTTTGCTACATGAACCGCACGGTCAAGACGTTCGTCGACAAGATCATGTTCAACAAGTCGAACATGTACTTCACCCCGGTGGAGTGGCATGGTCGAAACATCACCGGCTTCCGCGGCATCCCCATCGTCACCTGCGACGCGCTGGCCCAGACCGAAAGCGCAGTGGCGTAGGCGCAAAGGAGAACACTGAATGATCCTCGATCTGCAACTTCTCATGTCCAGTGATCAGGACATCAGCCAGGTGGCTGGAACGTACTACTCGACCAACTCCATCGACGTTGGCGCGACCCCGCGCCCGATCGGTCCCGGTGAGGTGGTCAAGGTGTACTTCCAGATGACCGAGACGCTCGTGGGAGCCACCGCGACTCTGGCCGTCGCCCTGATCGAATCTTCGGACGAGGGGCCGCCGTCGGCCGACATCGTGGTATTGGCGACCACCCCCGCGCTCGCCGTGGGCGTATGGGCGGCCGGCTATGCCGGCGTCTTCAACGTCCCGATCGCCACCGTTGGCCAACGGTACCTGTCGATGCGATACGTCATCGCAACCGCGACGACCACGGCCGGCACGATCAGCGCTGGGATCCTCGTCGACGAGCAGACCAGCTTCTCGGACTTCGTTGCTAACGACGGCTTCTAGCTATGGCCAAGAAGCAAGAGAGCGCGAAGGAGATGGTGTCCTACAAGATCAGCCGGGGACACTTCGACCAGGCACTGTCGAAACTCTACAAGCCCGGAGACATCGTCACCGTGCCTGTGGGGACGAGGGTGCCTACCGACTGGAGACCGACTGCCGGCAAGCAGGCCAAGCAAGAGCCTCCCCCGGCCGAAGCTCAGGCGTTGTCGTCGGTGACGAACACGGGCCGCAGGCCCATGGGCGGTTAGGCCTCCAGGCCTGGTAGTGACACTGGAGGGGGCGTCGTCGCCGGCTCGGCGGCGCCCCCCTCTGACGCGGGAGGCGACCGATGGCAGTTACCAAGGTTCAGATCTGCAACATGGCCCTGACGCACATCGGGATCAAGCAGCTCATCAGCGCGATCACCGACGACAACGAAGAGGCGGCCATGTGCAACCTGCACTACGACAGCGCGCTGGAGACGGCGCTGCACGAGGCTGACTGGGGTTTCGCTAGGCGACGCTACACGCTGGTCGCCGAGGCCGGCACGCCACCTGACCCTTGGTCGTACCAGTACCAGTGGCCGACCAACTGCATTCGGGTTCTCCGTATCGACGACGAGCTTCTGCGCCGGCGTGTCGAGTCCAGGCCGCAGTACAGGTTCGAGACGAACGGCAGCGGCGCGCGGATCATCTACACCAACTGGGCCGACGCCGTCGTCATCTACACCTACAACGAGACCGACGACCAGATCTACACCCCGGCGTTCTCCTACTACCTGTCGTGGGTGCTGGCAGCGCGCATCGCCGGTCCACTGACGTCGAGTGAGAAGCTCGCCGATCGCACCGAGAAGCGCGCGATGATGGAGCTGGAGCGTGCGGTTGCCAAGGACTATGAGCGCGAGGAGGAAGGCCCTGAGCTGGAGGCGAGCTGGATCGATGCGCGCCACGGCGACGTCGGCCTGATTCCGGGGGTCAGCGCTGACGACTACTGGGCATCGTAGCTATGGCCCGCAAGCCAGCCATCAAGCAGTTCGCGTTCGCGGCCGGCGAGATCTCGCCGAAGCTCTTCGGCCGCACCGACCTGGAGCGCTACCGGCAGAGCCTGCAGGGCTGCCGCAACTTCATCATCGAGCCGACCGGGTGTGCGACGAACAGGCCAGGCACCTCGCTGGTGAGGGAGACGAAGACCAGCTCGAAGAAGTCGAGGCTGATCCCGTTCACTGCCCTCAACGGACAGGCGTATGCGATCGAGTTCGGCGACCTGTACATCCGCTTCCACACCCTCGGGGGCACCGTCCTGCAGCAGAGCCAGGAGGGCGGCATCCACGACGGTGGCGACGACCAGGCGATCCTCACTGACAGCGACAAGGAACTCGTCGTCGACTACTGGATCGGCGCGACGATCACCAACGTCACCAAGGACGAGACGGCGACGGTGACCGATAACGACGCGACTACCGTGACCCACGGTGGCGGCATTACCGACTGGGATGACGACGATGTCTGGACGATGGAGCTGCCGTCGCCGGCGGTCTACGAGGTGGTGTCGCCGTTCACCGAAGACGACCTCGACGAGATCGACTACGCCCAGCAGAACGACGTCATGTTCCTGGTGCATCCGCGGGTGCAGCCGTACACGCTCACCAGGCTGGCTGACTACAACTGGCTGCTCAACCCGTACTCGGTCATCAAGGGCGTGCAGCCACCGACGACCGTCGCTTTCGAGCAGGGGCCTGGGACGGCCGACGCGACGCACCCGATCAAGGAGTGGGACTGGGTCGTGACCGCAGTGGACGCCAACCATCAGGAGTCAGTCCCGTCGGCTCCGCTGCAGGAGACCGATGCCGTTCTGTACGGCGACATGGCCGAGATCATCATCCAGTGGGCGGCACCGACTGCCGGCAACGCGCCGGTCAGTTACAACGTCTACCGCGGGCGCAACGGCGTCTACGGGTTCATCGGCAGCTCGACCGAGATCAGGTTCGTCGACAAGAACATCGCGCCCGACTTCTCGGACGGCCCCCCCGAGGAGCGCGACCCATCGACCGAGACGATCACTGTCGAAGGCAGCGGCGTCGAGCGCGAGGCAGCGTTCGCCGGCGCCACGCTGAACGCAGTCAACGACACCGAGACGGCGACCAAGACCGAGGCGGCCGAGGCGTTCGACGACTTCTACCTCACGCTCCTGCAGGTCACACTGCCCTGGCTGACGTCGATCTCTTACACGGTGGACTACCGGCCGTCCGCCGGCGGCTGGACGGTGATCGCTACCAACACCGTCGAGAACCTTGACTTCCCGATCGGCACTCAGTCGTACGGCATCGGGCACAACGGGCTGCTCGACGGGCTCGTCGCCAGCGCGGAGTTCAGGGTCACGATCACGGCGGTCAACAGTAGCCACTGGGGAACGCCGTCGGTCGAGTGCGACAAGACGAAGTGGACCGAGACGTCCCTCGACGAGGCGTTCATCTCCAGCTTCCCGTCGTCGGTCGCGTTCTACGAGCAGCGCCTGGTGTTCGGCAACTACCGACACAACGGGCAGCTCGTGCGGCTGAGCCGGACGGGCGACTACTACAGCTTCGACCAGTCGGAGCCGCTCAAGGAGGATGACTCCTTCGACCTGGTGCTGGCCTCCTCCCGGCTCGATCAGATCAGGCAGCTCGTGCCGATGCAGGCGCTCATCATGCTGACGGCCGGCGCCGAGTGGACAGCCGCTGGCGCCGAGGGCGCGCCACTGACGCCCACGAGCTTCGACCTGAAGCCGAAGACGGCGTACGGCGCCAACGGGCAGCTCAAGGCCCAGGGCATCGGGCAGGCGATCCTGTTCGCCACCGAGCGCGGCCGGCGGATCCGCGAGTTCCTGCCCGACCCGTTCGGCTCCCAGGACCGCAGTCGCGACCTGAGCATCATGGCCGAGCACCTGTTCCGCGACTCGACGGCGATCGCGCTGCAGTACGCCGACGTGCCCTACCAGGTCGCCTGGGTGCTGCGGTCGGATGGAGTACTCCTCGGGCTGACGTACGTCGCCGAGCAGAACATCTGGGCCTGGCACCGCCACGACACGGGAGGCCTGCGGTCGGATGGCGCGCCTCGGGACAAGTTCGAGTCGATCTGCTCGGTGCCCGAGGAGAACGAGACAAGTCTGTACGTCATCGTCAACCGTACGATCGACGGCGCGACCAAGCGCTTCGTCGAGCTGTTCTCCTCGCGCCGGTTCATCGACTCCGAGGACGCGATCTTCGTCGACTCGGCGATCACCTCGGACAACCGCAACACCGACGCCACCCAGGGCGTGCGCGTGCTGTTGATCTCGATGGCGCACAGCGGAGGGACTCACGCCACGGTGCTCACCGCGGCCGCCGGCGAGAACTGGGCAACCGATGAGTGGGCCGGCTACACCCTGGTGAACGTCACCGACGGCAGCACGGGTACTGTGATCTCGAACACGGCCAACACGGTAACGGTCGACGCTCTGACCGGTGGTACCAGTGACGACTTCGAGGCCGCCGACGTCTGCAACTTCACACCACAGTGGCTCGCCGGCGAGAAGATGTTCCTCGACGGTGACGGCACCACGTTCGTCTCGGGCGACGTCGGTACGCAGTTCGAGATCCGCACCCAGACAGTGGCCACCGAGCGCGATGCGACGACGAACAAGTACACGGTGACCGACTACGTTACGCGGTTTCTGGTCACGCGGTTCATCAGCACTACGTCGATGGTCGTCGAGGCCATCACGGCGCCACCGAGCCAGATCTACAGCCCGCCACCGCTCACCTTCTTTGTCGACTGGGGGCAGTGCTTCAACACCTTCAGCGGTCTCGATCACCTGGAGGGTGAGTCGCTTGCCGTGCTCGTCGACGGCAATACACACCAGGAGGTGGTCGTCAGCTCTGGGGATATCACGCTGGACAGCGGTGTCTTCGCCGAGCGCCTGCAGATTGGCCTGCCAATCCGCAGCGAGCTGGTCACCATGCCGCTCGATCTCAAGGACGATGAGGGCTCGGTGCGCTTATCGAAGAAGATCATCAGCGCCGTCGGTGCGGAAGTCGATGACTACCGCGGGATGTGGATCGGGCACAAGACGACCAACCTGCGCGAAGCTCAGGAGCGCATGGTCGAGGACGGCTACGACACGATCAGCCCAGAGAACAAGGTCGTCGTCGTGCGGCCGGCGTCGGGCTGGAGTCGGTCGGTCAATGTCGTCATCCAGCAGCGAGACCCCCTGCCTCTCACCGTGCTGTCTGTCATCTCGGAGGTCAAGGTCGGTGGAAACGTCTAACGACTGGATCCGCGCCAGGGCGAAGGTTCGCGGTGGCCACCACCTGGTCATCGGCGAGCCGCAGCAGTTCCACGTCGACGAACTGTCATTCACGATCCGCCCG